ACCTGGGTATGCGCCCGAACGGGCTCCCGGGACACCGTGGTCGCGTCGTACTGCGACCGGACAAAGGACTTCTTCGCCAGGTACTCCTCCCGCTCATCGGGGGACAGCCCGGCGAGGAACTCGTCCTCCGTCCGCCCCTGGCCGGGGTCGATGACGCCGCTCGTGGTGGCCTGGCGGATCGCATCGTAGGTCGACGAACCGGTCAGGGTCGTCCGCGCCTGCTTCGATGCCTCCCCCGAGAGCGTCTTGAGCTGCCGGACCGGCACCCCGTCTTGCATGTCCGCCCCACCCACCGTGGGCATCTGCTGCCGGGCCACCCGGGGCGGGGTATTGCGCTCACGGGCCGCCGTGGCGTGGTCCTTGACCGAGGACATGACCTCCCGCTCGTCGTGCTGGGTCAGTGCCATCGTCATCCGGGACGCACCCCCGTTGGGCTGCATCGGGTTTCCCCCGTTCGTCGAGTGCCGGACCTGCACACCGGCCGAGGGCCGCAGCACCGCAGCGTTCTCGTCGTAGACCTCCTCGGGGACCAGCCAACCGGCCCGATACGCCCCGATGACCTCGGGGGCCGGGTGCACGGTCCCCCCGTACTCGACGGTCGAGCCGTCGAAGTATACGACCGACCCACGATGGATCGTGAGGCCGGTCTTGCCCAGGGAGAACGTGCGGGTGGCGGTGAGGGGCGTGTGTTTCCCACGCTCGAAATGAATCGTGTTCTGGATCGGGGTCGGGGTCGGGGTCGGCATCTGAATCTCCTGGGAAGGGCACGAGGAAGGCCCTAAACCCGGGAAATAAAACAGAACATTATTGCCCGGTGGGGGGACAAGAAAAAGCGGTGTACCACAGGGGCATGAGCCAGAGCTACAACCTCCAGCACCTGCAAGCCGTCGGAGCCGCCTACCTCGAATGTGTCGGGGGGAGCCATACCATCCCCAAGATCCGGGCGACCTTCGAGTACGATGCGAACGACATCGACATCCCCGTGTGGAAGCTCAAGGTATCGTGCCGCGCCCTCGACCGGATCACGGACGAGGGGAACCACATCCTCAAGGGCAAGAAGGTCTGGCAAGCGACGGGACGTACCGAAGGGGAGTGCATCCGGCGGGTCATCGCGGAGATGACGCGAGACATGGAGGCTCAGGCCCGCAAGGCAACCCATGTGGCGGACGTGTGGAGGTCCAAGGTGGAGGACGTGAAGAAGAACCGCGACCTCACCCACCTCTGGACCAACCCCATCGCCGAAGTCGAAGCGGAGACGGAGCGCCACAGGAAAGACGACGACCACCTCCCCCAAGAGGCCCGCGTCATCCACTCCCGACGGAACCGCGTCTGATCAGGCCCGCTCGTGCATGGCCCGGAACCTCTGGCCGTTGCGGATGAGGAAGGTGTCCCCTACACGGAACTCGACGTAGACATCCGCGTGGTCGACGGTGATCGGATACCCCTTGATCATGTACGTCCCGGGGTTCTCGACGTAGGCCACATCCACGGTGGGCGGCTTGGGGCGCCAGGGGAGGACGGGGAGTGTGTCGTGCTCGATGACTTTTTTCCCAAAATAGCAGAAGGGCCGAGTCACCGAAGGAACCCGGCCCTAAGCACGGCGCACTGACCCACCCCCTCGCGGGGGTCAGGGGATCAGAAGCGCTGGACCACCATGCGGGTGAGCGCGCGGGGGTTGAAGGCGCCGATGCCGACGTTCTCGAAGCACGAGAAGCCGATCGTGCGGGCCTTGGGGTCGTCCGCCGAGAGGACGGTCAGCTCGGTCCGTACGGGGAAGCGGCCGAAGTTCTCGGGCTCGCCACACACGTAGACAAAGCCGACCGGGACGAGGCGCGAGATGATGATCTGCGCACCCCAGAGGACGGCCTGCAACCCCGTCTTCAGCAGGCTCGCCTGGGACTCGATGTCCAGGATATCACGCCCGAACTTGCGGATGTCCGCGTAGTCGACGGCGTTGAGGTAGATGCGGGCGACCCGGAGGTCGTGCCGCTCGATCTCGGCGAAGGCGTCGGCGAGGACGCTCGGCGAGATGGGGGCGATGACGGCGACGTCGGGGTTCGTCTGGCCGGGCAGGGTGTCGAAGCCCGACACCGCGATGCTGTCGAGGACAGCGAAGACTCGCTCGTCCTCCATGGCCTGGATCTGGGCCTTGGCGAGATCCTGGGCGCGCTCGATCAGGTCGAAGCGCCGCTCCTTGATCTGCGTGAGCGGGATCTCGGGGTTCGAGGCCAGCTCGAAGAGGGGGAAGATGACCCGCTTCGGCTTCTGGACGGCGAGGATGTTCTGTCCCTCCTCGCCGACCACATAAGCCGTGACATCGGGGTCCTTGTCGTAAATCGGGAGCGCCCCATCGGGCAGCTCCTCGACCAGAAACGTCTTCCTCCCGACGGCGGTGTAGTCGCGCCGGAGGCGCAACGGTTGGATCATCGAGGCCGCGAGCTTCGCGCGGCCCGCGGCGGTCTTGATGTACTCCGAGATGATCTGCTGCTTGACTTCGTTGGAGACCGGGTTCATGGGTCGTTCTTCCTCGTTGAAGGGGGGGTCCAGCGCCGCTCAGACCCGCAGGTCGAGGACCAGCAGGGGGAAGGTCGCGTCGGGGGCAACCTTGACGATGCCGATCAGGGTGACCTGCTGGATCGAGTTCTGGCCGACCACGTTGAACTCGTAGGCGTCGGCCAGGACGTTCGTCAGGAGGCCGTTGACCGAGGCGTAGAGCCGGTCGCCCGCGGCGAAGGTGACGGCCGTGCCGGGGGCGCTGATCTGCGTCTTGGTCTCGTAGATCGAGACGCCGACGGTCGAGCCAGAGCCGCAGACGTAGGGCCCCTTGCCCGAGGCCACGCCGGGCGTGTTCTCGTAGGGGTTCCCGAGGGCGTCGTTGATCATGATACCGAGGGGGCGCTGGGCCGCCTGGTACACGCCGCCGGGAGCCGTGGGGCCGCCGTGGTAGCCGTTGCCGACGTCGGGCCGGGTGAAGGCGATCGAGCCGCCGAGGACACCCGTCTTGGTGACGTTGGTGAGGGTACTGGACTTCTGCGAGGTGACAACCGGGGGGTTGGCCTGCGTGAAAGCGTCCGACGTCAGGTTACCCAGCGCATTGCGGGTAACGACGTGGAAGATCTGCACACGAGCCGAGGTCTCCCGGAAATCACCGCTCGCCTGTCCACCGATGGGGAATGCCATGTTTGGTAACCTTGTGGGCTGAAAAGGGGGGTGATTCCGTTGTGATCTGATCTAGGCGCCCCAGGGGGACGAAGGGGGCGACCGAAGCGGCCCCCTCGGGGAATCTCAGCGGAAGACCTGGCTCACGTCGGGGGCCGTGGCCCACAGCGACGAGAGGCGGTCATCCGTGGCAGACGACGCGGTCCGGGACATGCCCCCGACCTTGCGGACGCCCGCCGTGGGCTGCGTGCCGATGGTCCGGCCGGGCCGGCTGGCCTGCTTGCCCTGGCCCTGCTGCTGCTGGCCCTGGCCCTGCTCCGCCTGCTTCGCGCGCTGGGCGTCCTGGACCTCCTGCGTGGCGAAGATGGCGTTGAGGACGTCGTCCTCGAGGCCGAGCCCGCCGACCTCGCTGATGTCCATCGGCGCGGGCTCCATCTCGATGTCCATCTCGGCCATCGGATCGGACTGCTCGGCCAGCATCTGGTCGAGCAGGTCCTGGTCGGCCTGCTGCATCTGCTGGCCCTGCTGCATCTGCTGGCCCTGCTGCATCTGCTGGCCCTGCTGCATCTGCTGACCCTGCTGCATCTGCTGACCCTGCATCTGCTGCTGGGCCATCTGCTGCTGCTGGGCCATCTGCTGCTGCTGGGCCATCTGCTGCTGCTGGGCCACCTGGGCCTGCTGCTGCGACAGCATCTGCTGGTCGAGCGCCTTCTTGACGGCCGCCTGGACCATCTTCTCGACCTCGGGGAGCGCGATGAGCTGGGACGTGCCGCCCGGCGGAGCCGCCGGGCCACACGCTTCCTTGCCCTGGCCCTGCCGGCCCTGGTCCTGCTTCTGCTGACCCTGCTGGGCCTGCTTCTGCTGCTCGGTCTGCTGACCCTGGTCCTGCTGGGCCTGCTTGCCCTGCTGACCCTGGTCCTGCTGACCCTGCTGGGCCTGCTTGCCCTGCTGACCCTGGTCCTGCTGACCCTGCTGGGCCTGCTTCTGACCCTGGTCCTGCTGCTGGCCTTGGTCGTCGGCCAGACGGGTGTAGGTGGCCATGAGGTCGGCGTCGGGCATCTGCATGAGGGCCCACGCCTGTGCCTCGACGGCGTCCTCGCTGGCGGCCTTCTTGCCGGCCAGCATCAGGCGAGCCGTCTTCTCGGCCAGCGACGCGCGCCGGAGGATGAGGGCCTCCTCGGCCGCCTTGTCCGACGCGGTCTTCTCGGGGTGGTTGAACGTGTCGGTCCGCATCTCCGGCATCCCGATCTCGTCGCGCGTGACCTGGCCGCCCTTGTACTCGGCCTCCCAGGAGCCCGCCGACGGGTGCGGGTCTTCCGCCCAGGTGGACGGGTTCCCGTTCATGTACTTGGACGTCGGGGGGTTGGGGTGGTCCTGGTTCATCTGGTAGGGGTCAGCCTGGCGGTTCATCGCCGCCTGCTTGATCTGCTTCGGGCTCCAGGTCGTACGAACTCGCATGGTCAGGCTCCGTTCCTCGCCATTCGCGGCGTGAGAGATGGATTATTGGTGCCCAGAGCATAAAGCCGACCCTTGTCGAGAAGGGTCTCCTGCTCCGAGGGCGTCAGGTTACGTCCGATGAGGGTGCGACAGGCCGTGACAAAGGCCGTGTCGTCGGGGTACGACGTCACGGAACCTGCCGCGAGGACAGCACGATAGAGGCGGCTCTCGCCCGCCTGCGTGATCCGCTTGCTCGACTCCAGGAAGCGAGCCACCGCCAGTACCTCGGGGCCCGTGAGGCACCCCGCGGAACGTACAGCTTGCCATCCACCGGACTTGTAATGGATGAGGCCGAGCAGGACGTTCAGGGTACGTCCATGATCACGCCCCGTGGCGACATGGACACGGTGCGCGAGGAGGCGCCACGAGGGATACCGGAGCGCTTCCTTGAGGAGCGTATTGTTCCGGTTCTCGTTCGGCCGAGGTCCAGGTTCGGGCTTCATCTCCTCCCGGACCTTGTCGACCGCACGTTGACGCAGGGCGTCCGCCAGCTCGTCCACGGCCTTGCTGGCCGGGTCCCCGGTGGGGGCAGGAGCGGGCTTCTTGTCCATCCCGTCGTCGAACCCCTGGCCCTGCTGTCCGGGCTGCCCCTGCTGCCCCTGGGCCGCAGGGAAGGAGGCAGCCTTGCCCATGGCGCCGGTGAGCATGACCCGGGGCCCACCCGAGAAGGCGATGCTCATCTTGCGGCCGAGGTCAGCGACCTCCTCGGGGTTCAGGATGTCCCGGAGGACGGCACCCTCGAAGGCGGGGTTGGCGACCCACGACGCCTCGATGAACTTGACCGACCCGGGCTCGGCCAGGACGTGCCCGCACAGCTCGGCGATCTTCCGCTTGCGACCCAGGGCATCGACGAACTCGTTGCCCTTGAAGTAGTGGATATGGTTGCAGAGCTGGGTCTCGTCGTAGGCGACGTTGCCGCAGGCCGTGCAGATCGTGAACTCGACCTGGCAGTTGGAGACCCCGAAGCCATGCACCTGATACGAGTGGTCTTCCTCGACCTCGATGTCGTGGACGAAGCCCTCGTACACGAAGGACTCGATGCGGGTGATCGGGAAGATGACCTTGTCGTCGAGTGCCCGGAGATGCGGGTGCTTTTTGCGAGAACCCTCGCGTGGGGACTTGTCGGACACCCCCATCAACATCGCCGAAGACGATTGAGGGAAGTAGATGTTGAAGGCCGCGAGCTTGCCCGTCTCGTCGTGACGAAGTGCCTGCCCGTTCACCACGGCCTCGGCGAAAGTCACCGTTCGGCCCCCAAACACGCAGTCTGCCCACACCGGGATGCCGCCTCGTACCGCCAGCGTATGAAGCTGGCACATGAGGT